ACTGCGAATGAACAACTTATCATGGACACAGATGACATCAGCACTGCAAAAAAACTTTGGCGGTGGAATCTGAATGGACTTGGTTATTCTTCAACAGGTTACAATGGCAAATATAATTTGGCAATCACAATGGATGGTCAGATTGTTGGTGAAAGAATTGTTGCAGGTTCAATCACTGCTGAAAAACTTGATGCAGGTTACAAGACATCTGTTGAAACTGCAATTGAACTTGCTGAATCCAATGCAAATGCAGCAACAGATGAAAAGTTGAAAACCTACTACACCAAATCAGAAGTTGAAACAAGAATCACAACAACCAAGGATGCGGTTCTTTTGTCTGCTCAACAGACTTCTCAAACCTATACTGACAACAGATTGAAGAATTATTCCACATCTGCACAAATCAAAGTGACAACAGATGCAATCACTTCACAGGTCAATAAGAAATTGAACACAAGTGATTTTTCATCTACACTTCAACAAAATGCCTATGGTGTCAAAATTGCTTGGAATAAAATTTCAACCTATGTTCAAATTGAATATGGTGAATTGAATATTTATGACTATAATGATGATATTCTGATGTCATTACACCCTTATGGTCAGACTTTTTACACCAATGGTGAAATGATTGGTATGCTTGGAACTTCTTATTGGGAAGAATTGCCGGAATATCGTGGATTGGTTTTTAATCTTGAAGAAGATGCAGGTTGGATGTCATGGTCAGTTTGGAATGAAGATTATGGTTACTATGCAACAAAACTTGCATATCACAATTCAAATGCAACAGGTTATGAAGAAGGGTTGCATTTTGAATGTCCAACATATACATGGGGTAATCTTTACATCAGTGAAGATTCAAGACTGATGTGGTTCAATGATTATGATTGTGGCATTGCAACAGATGGAATGTTTTATATTTGTGCAAACAATTCAAGATACACTTCTTATGTTGGAATTGGTGATGGTGAATTTTGTATATATAACAATGTTGATATTAACTTTTATTCTGATTTAGATATGCATTATTATGATATTTTGCATGAATCTGATTCAAGATTGAAAACCAACATTGTTGATACACAGGTCAATGCACTTGAAGTGTTGGACAAAATTGAATTGAAGTCATTTGATTGGATTGAATCAGGAAAACACATTGATGTTGGTATGATTGCACAACAACTTGAAATGGTTCTTCCGGAAATGGTCAAAACCAATGAAAAATCTGATGTAAAAAGCATCAGATTCTTGGAACTGATTCCATATCTTATCAAAGCAATTCAGGAATTGAAATCAATTGTCAGTCCACCAATGGCATTGATGTCACTTGATGGTGATGACACTGAATCTGAAACCACTTGGGTTGATGACATGGAATATGTTGATAAAAAGGCATTTACAATCAACACATCAATGACAGAACCAATTGTGTCAGAAAACCACAAAGAACCATCAAAATCATATAAATATGCGAAAAGAAAGGTGTGATGTAAAATGGCAGAGCAGAAAGAAATGAACATCCCATTGTCAGTGGCAATGGAAGAATCAAAGAAGGGTTATATCATGGCAATCAATCAGGTGAATGAGAAATTCAAACTTCCCATGTTCCTTGTTGATTCCATTTTGACCGGAATCCTTGCTGATGTCAGACAACAGAAGAATGCTGAATTGGCAAGTGATTATGCAAAATTAAATGCAACAGAGCAGGAAAAGGAAGGTGAAAACAATGGCTGATATTAAACATTATACTGACCAAATCAAAAATGCAGTGTATGGTGAAGAAGTCAGGGATTCCATTGTTGGTGCATTGGAAAAGGTCAATGATGATAACAACAGTTATCAGGACATCAAAGACCAAATCACTGCTGACAAGACTGAAATTGAAAGGTTGATTGAAGAATTTGGTGAAGATGTTCAGAGTGCAGAAGAATTCAAAATTGCACTTGAATCAACTATCAACACCGGAAACATTGCAAAAACAAATCTTGAAGAAGCAATTTCAGATGCTGAAACTTCTAAAACAAACCTTGTGGGTGTGACTGATACTGCAAATCAGGTGAAAGATGCGTTGAATACAACCATTGAAAATGCAGAGAATACCATCACTGATGCAGATACTGCAAGAAGTAAATTGGAAACATCAACTTCAACTGCAAACACTTCAAAAACAAATTTGGATGCTGCAAGGGTTTCTGCTGAAACTGCACTTTCCAACTTGAACACTGCAATTGGTGCAGCTAACACATTGAAACTGAATCTTGATGAACTTGTTTCAACTGCAAATACTGCAAAAAGTCAATTGCAGACTGTCATCAATAATGCAGATACAATCAAAGCAAACCTTGCATCTGTCATCAATAATGCTGAAACTGCAAAAACAAACTTGGATGCATCTGTTTCAACTGCAAATGAAGTTCTGAAAACTTTATCTGCTGAAAATGTCAGTGCAGAATCCAATCTTTCACAGTTAAGAAGTGAAAATTTCAATAGCAAAGAAATCTTGGTTGGTGTTACTGACCTGAAAGCAACACTTGGTCTGTTAGAAGATGAAACAATCCTTGGTGTATCAATTGACTATACCAACAATACTTTTGAAAGACTTGGTGCAGCAGTTGGTTTCAGCAAGGGTGCAGATTTTGATGCCTTCCCAATGTTTGGGGGCAGAAAAAGATGCAATGTTGCTGATGATGGAACTATTGTTGCATATTATGGTGATGCTGATTATGCAGAAGATGGTTCAATGGGTCAGGTTATGGTGTATCAACCAAAATTCTATTATATGACTGTTCCGGTCATCTATGAAAAGCAAGAAACTGGACTTGGTTATCATCTGCGAAAAGCAAACTATTATGTCAGTTCCATCCCCCATGTTGGATTCTCACTTCACCCGGCATTCTTTGATGAAAACGGAAATGAAGTTGATTATATCCTTCTTTCAGCATTTGAAGGTTCAATTTATGATGCAAATGGTGGTGCTGATGGAACAGGTGCATATTTGCTTTTGGATGAACAGGTTGCAGATTTTTCATCTGACAAGTTCTGTTCAATAGCCGGTGCAAAACCTGCATCCGGTGTGACACAGAATCTGACAAGACCGAATGTTGAACAATTAGCAAAGAACAGGGGTGTTGGTTGGCATTCAGACAACATCAAAGCAGCATCCGCAAACCAATATTTGATGGTTGTTGAAATGGCTATGCTGAATATGCAGACCGCTATTGGTCAGGGTATTGTGTCAATCACTGACAACAGTTCATACAACTGTTCATCTTTGACCGGTTCAACATCTGCACTTGGTAATGCGACAGGTCAGGCAACTGAAACCATCAATGAAATTGGTGGAACTCAAACACCTTACACAACAAGCGGAAAATTAGCGGTTACATATAGGGGAATGGAAAACCCTTGGGGCAACCTTTGGAAATTCGTCTATGGCATCAACATTTGGGGTGATGGAACAATGAATGGTGGTCAACCTTTCATCTGTTCAGACTTCAATTTTGCAGAGAGCAAGAGAACAGACAACTATGAAGGTGCAGGATTCTGTCTTTGCAATGCAAATGGATATGTCAAAGCATTTGGTTATTCACAGAAATATGATTGGTTATTCCTTCCGTCAGAAATCGGTGGAACATCTTCACTTCCTGTTGGTGACTATGCTTATGTTACCGCAAACCTAAATGGTTACAGAATCGCCCGATTGGGCGGTCGTTGGTATTATGGCGGTTATGCGGGTACTTTCTGTTGGAGTGTGCTTAATGGTGTCGGTGATCGTTATCGGGATATCGGCGGTCGCTTGGTGTATGTACCAACTGCATCTTAATATTTCAAAATAAAATCATGGGCAATCACAGGTTTGATATAAAGATACAAAAATTCATTATTTATCACCCAATTAGGCAGTAATTGGAATAATGGCAGTAATGCAGGTACTTTCTATTGGAATGTGAATAATAGTGTCGGTAATCGTAATCGGAATATCAGCGGTCACTTAGTAAATGCAATTAAAAAATAAAAATGTTGTGAAACTGATTGCCCTGCCTCATGGCAAAATATAAAAATTCAATTTTAGACTGTATTGGTAGGATGTTTCATCCGTTTGAAGATTCAGTTTGAAAGTGCATACAAAGAGGAATCCAAAAATGAAAAGACATATACACCCAATCGGCAATGACAGTTGCACATTGTGGGATGCAATATGTTCTATGGATAATCTGAAACTTGCACATCAGAATGCAAAGAAAGGAAAAGGATGGTATAAAGAAGTTAAAATGGTTGATGCTGACCCTGAATATTACTTGGGGAAACTTCAAGAAATGCTTATCAATAAGACATACCAAACTTCTGAATATCAGACTTTTATCAAGAATGATGGTAAAAAGAAACGATTGATTTATAAATTGCCATACTTCCCGGATAGAATTTGTCAGTGGGCGGTTCTGCAAGTGATTGAAGAAATCATTTTGAAGAATCTGACCACTGACACTTATTCTGCTATTCCCGGAAGGGGCATTCACCTTTGTCTGTCCAAAGTTCAGAAGGCAATGCATACAGATGTGAAAGGGTCACAGTATTGTTTGAAAATTGATGCAAAACAATATTATCCTTCCATCAATCATGAAATCCTGAAAATGAAATACAGACGATTGTTCAAAGATGATAACCTTTTGTGGTTGCTTGATGAAATCATTGATTCAACACCGGGTGATTCAGGAATCCCAATTGGAAATTATTTAAGTCAATACAGTGGGAATTTTTATCTTTCTGCATTTGACCATTGGTTGAAAGAAACCAAAGGGGTGAAACATTATTTCAGATACATGGATGATATTACAATCCTGCATGAATCAAAAGAATATCTGCATCAGCTGCGGAAGGAAATTGATGAATATTTTCGGACCAATCTGAAATTGACCATCAAGGAAAATTGGCAGATATTCCCTACTTTTGACAGGGGAATTGATTTTGTGGGTTATCGGTCTTTTCTGAACTATACTTTGTTAAGGAAAAACACTTGCAAACAATTCAAAAGAAAGATGCTAAACCTTAACAAAAAGCGGTTGAAAGGTCAAGAACTGACATATTCAGAATGGTGTTCAATCAATTCATATAAAGGTTGGTTGAAATGGTGTGACAGTTACAGACTGCAACAGAAGTATTTGAAACCGCTTGAAAAGTATGCTGAAACATATTATTTGTATCATGTCAAAGGAAAGGGTGAAAATCATGATTGATTATGGCAGAATCAGAAGCACAGTCAAACCGGAAGAAAAGGTCATTGATGATTTCAGTGTTTATCTGAACACTAATATTCAGGAAGTGGAAGTCACACATGAAGAAGATACCCATATTGAATATGAATTCAATCAGGTGAGATATTCCAAAGATGAATACATCAAAATCATTGATGACAAAAATGCAAATCTTGAAACACAGTTGACTGACACACAGATTGCCTTGTGTGAAGTCTATGAACTGATGATTTAAGAAAGGAAGGTGTCTTGATTATGGCAAAAGTTTATGCAGATTTAATCAAAAAAGGCATAAAAACAATTGATGATGTTCCGGAACATTTAAGGGATGAAGTTCAGGCAATCTTGGATGGTGATGCTTGATGTTTTGGTTTATCATGACAATTCTGTTCAGAAAGGATGTGAAAGACATGGCAGTTGTATATGCAACACTTATCATCAAGGGCAAGAAAAACTTTGGTGATGTTCCTGCAAGAATCAAGGAACAGGTGAAAGAAGTTCTGATTGACCTTGATTGTGGTGATTTAGCAACAGAATGACCGCAAGGGCAGCAGAAAAGGCAAAAAGAATGAAACTATACCCCTAAATAATAAAACCGCTTTGAAGGGCAAATTTGAGCCTTTCAGGCGGTTTTGTTTTTAGAGAAAGGAACAGGTGATTTGATGTGACATCAGAAGTGTTGGTTTCAATATTGTCCATCTTTGGAAGTTTCCTTGCAACATTTGCAGGTATTCTTGTAAATTCCAAATTGGTCAATTATCGCATTGAACAACTTGAAAAGAAGGTTGAAAAACACAATCAGGTGATTGATAGAGTTTACAAACTTGAACAGGCTGATGCGGTTGAAGAAGAAGAAATCAAGGTCATAAATCACAGAATCAGTGACCTTGAACAATATCACAAATAAGAAAGGAAAATTGAAATGAAAGTTGATTGGAAATCTAAACTGACAAGCAGAAAGTTTTGGATGGCAATTGTCACATTTGTGACTTCTATGATTCTTGCCTTTGGTGTAAGTGAAGAAGTTGCAACACAGGTGACAAGTATTATCATGGCAGGTGCATCCGTTATTGCTTATATTATCGGTGAAGGTCTTGTTGATGCAAACAAGACAAACACCAATCATGATGAAAGTGAAGGTGAATGATTATGGCAAAGAAACCTGAATTGAATTTGAGATATTACAATCATGAAATTGATGATGACCTTCCTTATGTTGGCGGTCTGAACTATGACGAAGAAACCGGTTACATCTATGATGAAGAAGGGGATGTTGTGGATTTAGACACCATCAATGCAATGTGTGAAGGTGACGGAAAGGGGGAAGATGAATAATGGCAAACAGTTCTTTGGTAAGTTATACAAAGTTAAGTCCTAACCATTCAGGCAAAAGAAATCATGCAATTGATACCATTACAATTCATTGTGTGGTTGGTCAGTGTTCTGTTGAAACACTTGGAAGTATATTTGCACCGGAAAGCAGACAGGCATCTTGTAATTATGGTATTGGTTATGATGGCAGAATTGGAATGTATGTTGAAGAAAAGAACAGGTCTTGGTGTACTTCTTCCGCAACAAATGACCACAGAGCAGTCACAATTGAAGTTGCAAGTGACATGACATCACCTTATGCGGTCAATGAAAAGGCATTTGCAGCATTACTTGACCTTGTGACTGACATCTGCAAAAGAAATAAAATCAAGAAATTGGTTTGGTCAACCAATAAGTCTGACAGAGTGAATCACAAAAACGGATGCAATCTGACTGTTCACAGAGATTTTGCAAACAAGTCTTGCCCCGGTGATTACCTTTATGAAAGACATGATGAAATTGTTGCAGAAGTCAACAAAAGACTTGGTGTTGAAACAACTTCTGCACCTGAACCTTTCAAACCTTATCTTGTCAAAGTCACTGCATCTGCACTGAATATCAGAAGGGGTGCAGGAACAAACTTCAATGTGGCAGGTGTTATCAGAAACAAAGGTGTTTACACTATTGTTGAAGAAAAGAAAGGAAAAGGTTCAACAAAAGGATGGGGAAAATTGAAGTCCGGTGCAGGTTGGATTTCCCTTGATTTTTGTGAAAAAAGATGATGTTACTAACCTGTTACTAATTTGATACTAACCACCTTGATTTTGAATAGTTTCAGAAAGTTCAAATTTTGGTCAAAGTATTGAAAATAAAGCACTGTAACATCTTGAAAATTGAACTTATTTATGATATAAT